GTAGCAGCGGCGCGATCTGCGCGGCGCGACGCAACAGCGAGGAGGTAAGCATGCTTGGTATCACTGATACAAATCTCAGCCTGCACATCATTGAATTCCCGTCCGGTCGCTTTGGCTATGTCGGGTCCGTTCCCACAGACATCTGCGAACAGGTCCCCGCAGACCGCGCTGCCATCCTGGGGCAGAGGGCATTCAGCGACCCTGAAACCAACGACCCCATGATGTGGAAAGCCCCCAGCTTCGAGACAGTGGAGGCGGCCATCGCCCATGCGAAAGACCGCGGACACAGCCCGATTTGGAAAAACGAAGCGCGGTAAGACACGCCCATGACGCATGCAAATCGCATTCAAACAGTTGGAAAGACGGACATGACCATGACCCCCAAGCATCCGCACATCACCGTTCCGCTCACCGGTGAGGATGGCAACGCCTTTGCCATCCTTGGGCGCTGCCGCAAAGCGGCCCGCGAGGCCGGACTCCGTGAAAGCGAGATCACCGCCTTTGTCACCGAGGCCACATCCGGCGATTATGACCAGCTGCTGCAAACCGCCATGCGCTGGTTCGATGTGCTCTGATCGAACAATCGCCCGCGCAAAACAGCAATCTTATGAGGCTAAATTCTCTACACTATCGGGTTTTACAGAGCGAACATGATGGTCCTTCGCCGGAAACGGCTCCCAAACCCGGAGGTCCTGACATGACTCTGATACCTGAAGCCCTCGCCCCGATTGCCGCGCAGATGCGCATGCCGCCTGAGGCTTTGACCGCCCTGCCCACCGCTGTCGAGGTCTTCGCCAGGAAAGCGGACATGCCGATCACGGAGATGCTCGCCGAACTCACGGTGAACACCCCTCTGCGGGACTACCTCGCAGAGATTTGCATCGAAACCCACACGGGCGCCTGACCCGCGGCGCGCCAACAGTCCGGAACCTCCGGGCTCGCGGCGGTAGAAGGTCCGCGATGGACGCGGCGCACGAACAGGAGACACCGACATGCAAGTCACCATCCGCTTTGCAAACCCGCGCACCGCACACGACAGCGTGGAGCGTGTCCTTGGCAGTATCCTTCTGGAGACCGAAGCCAAGACCGCAAACCGCTTGATCGGCGGCTTTTACTTCGACACCGAACGCGACCCGCAGGACATCTTTGACGACTTCACAGCTGACGGGTTCGAGAAAGAGGACTTCGCCAGCATCGAGTTCTCATGGTCCTGATCACGCAGCGTGCCCCCTGCCCGGCTGGTCCGGGCTTGTGGCGGTAGACGCGCCGCGATGGACGCGGCCGCAAGCAGGCCCGCATCGCGCGCGCCATGATTACAGGGAGACGCCCAAATGACCAACCGCACCATTCTGCCCAGCCAGAACACCGCCTACGGCTTTTACGGCACCGTCACGACCTGCCCGCTTCGCGACTGCACCAGCGCCGTCTTCTGGACATTGGCAAGCACCCTGATCGCCGAGGCGATCAACGCCCAAGGCGAGGCCGAGATGATCGGCATCCGCGACTTCCTGGACAGCAAGATGGGACGTCACTTCGCCGATGAGGTCATCGACGCCCTGCGCACCGCCCAAACCGATACCAAGGCCGCCCTCGAGGCCACGATCGACAAATGGCAGCGCCGGGGCATCTCCGCCCAGACCGAGGCCAGCCACGGCATCCCCGAAGGCCTGCCCCATCTCGATGGCTGGGTCACCCATTACGCCATTCTGGCAGAAACAGACATCTGACACTCACATTTTACTCAGCACGGACGGCAGCCGCCCAACTGGGGCTGCCGCTTTGTTTTGTACGCGCTACCTTCTGGAGGGAATGTCCCATGTCCACTCCCCGCCCCCGCGGCCAGACCATCACCGTCTCCCAAGCGGCGGCCTTGCTGGGGCGCTCCGACCGCTGGGTGCAGGGCTTGGTCAAGGCCGGATATATCGAGCGCGCCAATCGCGGCGAATACACGTTGGTGGCCGTCATCCGCGGTGCCTTGGCCTATTACGAAGACCAGATCACCAAGAACAACAAGGCCGCGGCCGCCACACGCGCCTCAGAGGCGCGCACCCGCGAGATCGAGTTGCGCATTCAGGAACGCAGTCGCGAGTTGATCGCCATGGAGGATGCCCGGGCGGTCATTGGCGAAATGGCCGCCCTTGTCCGCGCCGAACTTGCAGGATTGGCAGCGCGCTACACGCGCGACATGGAGGCGCGACAGGTGCTTGAAGAGGTGATTGATGGTTCCCTCCAGCGCATTGCCGGCGGCGCGGACAAAGCGGGCGCAGCTCTGGGCGCTGGTCGCGGCGATCTGGAGGCCGAGCGAGAAGCGTGACCCTGCGGCCTGGGCGGCAGCCCACCGGGTGTATCCCGAGACGGCGGGCATTCCCGGACCGCGGGACCCGGGACTGACGCCCTACATGATCCCATGGTCCTCGGCGGTGCATCGCGGCGGCTACCGCCGGGTGGTGGCGGTGACCTCGGCGCAGTCGGGCAAGACCGACAGCATGCTGGACATCATCGGGGCGCGGCTCGATCAGAAGCCAGCACCGATCTTGTATGTCGGGCCGACGAAAGAGTTTCTGACCGATCAATTCGAGCCACGGCTGATGAGCCTGCTGGACGAGGCGGAGACGCTGGCAGGCAAAGTGGTGCGCGGCCGGCGGATGAAGAAGACGCTGAAGCATGTGGCCGGCGTGCGGCTGCGCCTTGCGCATGCCGGATCGTCCACGGCGCTGAAGTCCGACCCGGCGGCACTGGCGCTGATCGATGAATACGACGAGATGATGGCCAATGTGAAAGGCCAAGGGGATGTGCTGGGTCTGGTGGAGGCGCGGGGCGAGACCTACGCCGATTTTGTCACCGCGATCACCAGCACACCGGCGCGAGGCCTTGTGGAGATCGAGCCGGATGACGCCAGCGGTCTGGAGTTCTGGGCGCGGTCCAGCCCGGAGGATTTGGAAAGCCCGATCTGGAAGCTCTGGCAGGAGGGCACGCGGCACCATTGGGCCTGGCCCTGCCGGTCCTGCGCGGCGTACTTCATCCCGCGCTTCAAGCAGCTGCGCTGGCCGAAGACGGCCAGCCCCGCGCAGGCCAAGCAGGCCGCAACGCTGGAATGTCCGCGCTGCGGCGCGCAGCACCTGGAGACCGACAAGGTCTGGATGAATGCCCGGGGCGCGATGGTTGCACCCGGCCAGCAGGTGACGCTCAAGGACGACGCGGCGCATGTCACGGGCGCGCCGGCAGACAGCGCCACGCTGTCGATGTGGACCTCTGGGCTCTGCTCGCCCTTCGTGACCTGGGGCCAGCGGGCGGAGACCTATCTCACGGCGCTGCATTCCGAGGATCATGGCCGCATCCAGACGGCGATGAACGCAGGCTTTGGCGAATGCCATGCCATGACCGCCTCGGGGGATGTGCCGGACTGGCAGGAGATCCTGGAGCGGCGCCAGCCCTACCGGCCCGGGGATGTGCCCGCGGGTGGGCTGCGGCTCGTGATGGGTGTGGATGTGCAGAAGTTCAGCCTTGTCTATGTGATCCGGGCCTTTGGCGCGCGGGGGACATCGTGGTTGATCGACAATGGCCAGCTCTACGGTCCGACGGAGGACGATGACGTGTGGTCGGCCCTGGCCGATCTGATGCTGACACAGGTGGGTGGGCTGCAGATCGAGAAAGTGTTCATCGACTCAGGCTTCCGGCCGGACAAGCCGGAGCTGGGCAATGAGCACAAGGTCTACGAGTTCTGCCGCCGCTACAGCTGGCTCTGTTCGCCCACCAAGGGGCGGGATCAGCAGAGCCCGCCCTACCGAGTGTCAAAGATCGAGGTGAAGCCGGACGGGAAAAAGGCGCTCTATTCGATCGATCTGGTGACGCTTTCGACCGACTTCTTCAAGTCGCTGGTGATGTCGCGCATCCGCACGCCGGCGGATCAGCCGGGGGCGTTTCATGTGCATGAGGCGATTACGGAGGAGTATTGCAAGCAGCTGACCTCGGAGGCCCGGGTGGTGATCGAGGGCAAGCCAGTTTGGGTGAAACGGTCGCGTCACAACCACTATCTCGACTGCGAGGCGCTGTGTGCCGCGATCGGCTACACGATGAATGTGCAGCGCATTCCCGAGGGGGTGGAGCGGGCCCCGAAGCGCGAGGCGGCGATGCCTGGCGCACATGATCAGGCGCAGGTGGGTGGCGGGGATGCTGAAACGCCGCCGCCAACATCGCGCTGTTCCCCAGCCCGCGGAGGCGGCGGCGCGCTGCGGGCGCGATTTGCGCGCCACGGCAGCAGACTGAACAAATAGCTGCGAAGACGGAACAGGGAAGGTGTAATAAGGATCGTGCAGCGCGGCGGATTACCGCGCGAGGTGGCAACGCACCGAGTGGCGGCAATGACCATTGAGAAAAAGGTTGGGGGCGCTGCCTGTGCCCGTGTCGATGCGCGCGCCAACAACACAGCGACAAAAGCGAATGCAGGCGCGGTTCGTCACGAGTCTCGCTCTACGATACGACGTAAAGCCCAGACGAGGCGCAGATCGCAATAACGATGAATATTGTTTGAGGTATCTGATGCGCCGCCACCGACCCCTCGGTTGCCCAGGAAAGTCGAGGTGACGGCGCGCGGCTGGCGCGGAGCAGCCACGCTCAAGCCGAAGCGCCTCCTATAAGGTCAATTGCACATGCTTCAAAGGTTCAAATCTCTCCTTGCAGAGGCGATACCGCTTGCCCGGCCACAAGGGCCCACCTCTCGGCCCCGCCCCTCGGGCAAATACATGCGCGGCGGTCGGGGTGTGACCTTTGCGGGGTGGAAGCCTGCACTTCGGGAGGCGCAGGACGATATTGGCGAGGCCTGGGATGATGCGGCGGCACGGGTCAAGGATCTGCTGCACAACAGCGGCTGGCTGGCCGGCGCCATGGAGCAATGTGTGGCCAATACCGTGGGCACGGGGCTGCAGCTGAAGGCCCTGCCGGAGAACGAGACCTTCGGCATGACGCCTGCGGAGGCGTCCGATTGGTCCAAGACGGTGGAGCGGCGGTTCGAGCTCTGGGCCCGGAGTGCCCAGGAATGCGACATTCAGGGCCTGCGCACGTTTGGCCAGATGCAGGCGACGGCGTTTCGGTCCTGGTTGGTGACCGGGGAAATCCTCGCGGAGCTGCCCTGGCGCAAACGCCCGTGGAACCGCTACGGCACGAAAGTGCGCCTGCTGCCGCCACAGCGGCTGTCGCGCAAGACCGAAAGCCTGCGACGGCTGATCAACGGGGTCTACACGGATGCTGACGGCATGCCGGTGGGGTACCGGGCGATCCGCAAGGACCTGTTTCGTCATGATGTGGAATATGACGTGCGGGCGCGGGACCGGGCGGGACGCCCGCGGGTGATCCATGTCTTCGAGGGTGCGCCGGGCACGCATCGGGGCATCT